TGCGGCCCGGTCGGCCCCGTCGGCCCCGTGGGCCCGTATGGGCCAGGGTTCCCCTGCGGACCCGTGGGGCCCGTGGGGCCCGTAGGACCCGCTACGCCCGTCGGGCCAATCTCGCCCGTGTTTCCCTGCGTTCCCGTTGGGCCTGTTGGGCCGGTGGGGCCTGTAGGGCCGGTAGGCCCCGTGATGGCGTTACCCTGAGGCCCAGTGGGCCCTGAAGGGCCTGTAGGGCCAGGGACAACAGATCCAGGCCCAGTCGGCCCAGTAGGTCCTGTCGGCCCAGTGGGACCTATGACGCCAAGAAACTGAGCGAGAGTCGCGCGCTTGGTAATCCCACCCTGAACGACAATCGTTGTATCCGCAGACGTTGGGTTTTCCGCCAACGGAAGCTGCGTGATCTTGGTCGGGATGAGGTTTGTAGGGACGCGCGGATTGTTCGTCATGGAACCAGATACCCATCGCCTTCTTCACCGATGATGAAGAGGTCATCATCCTGCGAAATCGTGCCAAGCATGTTCAGGGCGATATTAGTATCCGGGCGAGGGTGAAACAAGTTAATCCGCTCGGGCTGACGCGCCGCCAGCCGATAGGGGTCGAACTGATCCTTGTCCTCTTCACACACATAGAGGCCGGGATAGTTAGGGTCCGAAGAAAGATCCTCAAGCGACATCTTCCTTGAACACCGGGCGCAAATCCCGATGCCGAAGGTCGATTTGCCGCGCGGGTCTAGGAAAATACTCATCGTGTATACGGCGAAATGTTGGGCGCAAAGTAGATCGGCGAGTTGTCCCGCTCCTCGTCTTGCGCAATCCGCAGGGCCTCATCAGCCGTTGCCTTGATAGGCCCGACCAATTCAAGGTTGAACTCGGGGAGCTCCATCGCAAGGCGCCACGCAAGCTGCCAGACGATGGTCTCATACCAGCGCTGGGGGATGTCGAGCTCTTCGGTGAGGGTGCCGACATCCATGATGTAGCGCTGGCGCCAGATGGTGAACTGGCCGAACATGTTGGTGGTGTCGGTCACCGGCCAGATCCGCATCACCGGATAGTCGCGCTGACGGTCGAACCAATACTGAAGCGGGCGCCCTTGGAACGCTTTGTTCGGCAAGTTCGTCCAGTCATCACGGTTCATACGCGCCAACGGGATCTCCGTCGGGTTGTTCGCTGCATAGAACTCGACGACGTTCAGGGTGTTGCCACCTGTTTCACGCATACGAAAGTAGTTGACCGGCTGAGTTCCGTCGATGTCGTACCACTGCCACTGGCCTGCGGTGTAGAGCACAGAGCCGGGCGACAGGGACGAGGTCCACGTCACGCCATCGTTCGACCATTCGAAGGCGATGTTGAAGTATCCGGTGGTCGCCATCATAACGCCAACCGTCGTCACCTGAACCTGTGACTGCGGATCGGTGATCGGCTCGGCGCCGATGTAGGCGATCTCAATGTTGCCGTCTGGGCCGGTCTGGGCGCAGGACGTGTCGAGATCCCCGTCAAAGGCGAACGACGGAATGCCTCCCGGCGTGCTGTACTGCACCGGCCCATTCTGCCGAGACAGCCAGCGGAAATTGGCATTCAGGATGTCCATCGTACCCTTGGGCGGCACAATAGCTGCCTGCCCGAGATAGAGGGGGAGGATCTCTTTCTCGATGCACCAAAGAGGGACACCCTGACTGCCAAGCGACGACAACAGCAAATAGAGATCATCCTTTGCCATGTCGATCAGCTCAGACGTAATCTGCTGCGGCTGCATACGGCAGCGCCGGAAGGCGTGATCAATCACCTTCCGGGTCTTGAATACGGTCGTGGAGACTGTACCGGAGACGGCCATTTAGCACTTAACCTTTCCGCCCTTCTTCATCATGCTCGGCGCGTTCTCAGGCATGGCCTGGGTGACTGCGCGAGCCATGGCGGCGCGGATGGCGCCAACGTCAGGCTTGCCCGAGCGAGAGCGCCCAACACCGATGCGAGGGCCGCCAGCAGCTGGTGCAGCCTGCTGAGGAATCATAGGCGCCCGAGGAGCAACCGGAACGCCGCGAGGACGGGCACCCATCTGCTGGAGGGGGCTTGCGATTCGAGGGGCGGCGAGGGCCATGCCTCCGTCAGCCTTGTACTGGGTCGAGCCGACGCTGGGTGCGCTCTGACGGGCGCCAGATCCAAAGGGGCGAGCGGCGACACCGCCCTCAGCGTAGGGGGTCTTTTTCTGGCCCTTCAAGGATGCTTCAACGGCGTTTGACTTTGCCATCTGAACAGCCTGGCCGCCCATGGCCTTCTTGAGGGCGTCGGGCTTGACCATCTTCTTGATCAGAGCGGTGTCTTCCTTCACGTCCTCATGAGGCATCCCGCCCTTCTTGAGGTTAGACGGGCGGCGTGGAGGCATCGGGACATCCTTTGCCTTGCCGTAGAAGTCCTCGTCGGTGGACTGCGGGATCTTGCCGCTCTTGATGTCCTTGACGGGGACAGAGCCAATCTTACCGCCATGAGATTTATTGGCCTCGCGCTGCTCGCTGAGAGCGATAGCAACAGCCTGCTTGGGGTTCGTGACCTTCGGTCCCTTCTTGGAGCCGGAGTGCAGCTTACCCTCGCCAAATTCGTGCATGACCTTGGCGACCTTGCCGCCCTTGGCCTTCTCCATCGGGGCTTCGCCTTTAGGCTTGCCCACGCCAATGATGACCATCATGCCCTTGGGCTCTTTCTCGACCTTGCCGCCCTTGGCGAACATCTGTCCGGTCACCTTGCTCGGCGAGCTCTTGGTGTAGCCAGCGGCGGAAGGAAACTCAAAGTCTTTGACGTAGCGAATGGCCATTTCATTTCTCCTTGCGCCGGGCGGCGGCGGCATTATCGACAAGATTTGGATAGGGTCGCCCAGCGGCAGCGGCTCGAGCCTTGGCTGAGGCTTTTTGTTTCTTTGAAAGGTGGCTTGGCTCTCCATCGGGGGCAGGCTTGTCCCAGAAGGGCTTGGCCTTGCCGCCACGGGCGTAGCCGTCAGCAGAACTGCCAAAGCCAGAGCCCTTTGAAAAGTCAAACTCGCCATATATCGGGCCTTTAGCCATCAGCAATCCCACTTTCTGAGAGCCTTGTTGATGCGAGAGTTAGGATCGCGCGCCGTCTCAGCAGACGTTAGCTTGGCACGCATACCTTTCATCCGGCTACAAAAAGAGTCCCGCCGACCAGCAGCCGTAGGACTTTTCTTCGCCTCAGCGGCGCTCACAGGGCGCTTGATGTCATGGCCTTGGGACCTAAGAGAAGCTCGTCCCTTCTCGTTGAGGCCGCCTTCGGGGTTTTTCCCCTCAGCACGAGTCCAAGCTCCTCCGGTCTTGTAGACCGGCGTAGAGCCGCCCTTAGCCATACACCAGCGCCCCATGGGTCACCCGTATGTCTTGATGCACTCGAGCACTATCGAGTACATGTCGCCAGCCGAAGCATCAGACGTCGTGAACGCGATATTCCCGGTCTTCGTCGGAGCGGCGTTGTTGGTAAGGCCGCCGAACTCAGAGAAGTCCATGAAATAGTTCGTGTTCTGCGGGAGCATCCACGTCAGCAAGTCAGTCGTTGCATCCCAGAGAATGCGGACCTCCATGCCATGCGTTGTCGCCCAGATCTTGTTGATCTTGACGCCCGTGCAGGCCACGCCGAAAGCGTTCGGCGCCAAATTGGCTACGATCACCTTGTTGACGGCGGTTTCACCCGTGCCGTCAGAGATGTTCGTGAACTTCTGAATAACCAGCCGCTCGCCATCAAGCAGCGTCTGTGTCGCAACTGTATCGACCATTGGTCCCTCCTAAAGGAAAGTGAGGGGGCACGAGGCCCCCTTGCTTATTAGGCGGGGGTGACGCCAATGGCGCCGGTCTGCGTGGCGTCGGGGCCAGCCGCAGCAGCGGTGAGGCCGATGGCGATCACGAGGCGGCGGGTGCCGTTTGCAGCCGAACCAGTCGGGGCGAAGGTGCCGCGCACGTCGCCCGTCGTGGACGAAGGCGTGGCGGTGACCGCGGCCACAAAGGTGCCGGCGTTGTCGGCGACGGCGCCAGCCCAGCCAGTGCGGAGCAGGTAGCCCGCGTCGTTGACGCGATAGGGGAGGCCGAAGACATCGCCAGAGCCAACCGAAAGGTTGCCAACCAGAGCCGCCGAGACATAAACAGCAGTGATCTTCTTGAAGGTCTTGGTGCTGTTGACGGTGGTGGTGCCGGTGATCGTCAGCGCCTGCGTCTGAGCCTGGCCCCAGTAATCCGTGCCGGTGATGGTCACGGTCTGGGTGGTATCGCTCGCGCTGGAGGAAACGATGCTGACGATGCGAGTGCAATCAAGGGTTGCAACACCGGCAGAAGCGGAAGCGCCATTGATCGTGGCGTAGCCAGCAGCCGCAACAGCCTGAGCGGCGCAGACGGCGGTGGCGGAAAGGGTCGCGGGGACGACGTCGAAGATGTAAACACGACCCAGAGGGCCGACACCTTCATAAACCTGACCGGGGCCAGCCCAGCCCTGAGACTGCGGGCCAGTGGCCCCACCGAGCCAGAGATCGTCACTATATTGAGGCATTGGTCTTCTCCATGAAAAGCTTGACCGGGTTGCGGTAGGGGTATTCTCGCATAAAAAAAAGGGGCAGTCCACTGGACCGCCCCTCGTTATTGAGTCAACTCACACGCCGGGAGTTCCGAACACCCCGCGCGGGTCCGTCCACGAAATATCATAACGTTCCGTGGACTTGAAGCGCATCGAGTCAGTCTCGAAGTCGCCTTCCATGCTCTTCTCGAGCGGACGGCGCATCATGAGCTTCAGACCCTCGGGGGCGTCGGTCTCAACCCACCAAGCGGTGGTCGAGGTCAGACGGGACAGGTTAGCCTGGCCGCCAGACAGCAGACCCATCGACTTGACTGGGTTGATGTCGTTGTTGCCCGTGCCGGTGCGGAGGACGCTCTTCAGCAGAACCTCGGCTTGGAACACGTTCGACGGAGACACCACGAGCTTCTCGGGGTTCAGACGGATGCGCTTGCCGTTGTTGTCAACAGCGTTGCGGACCTGAATGAGGATCTGCTCCAGCGAGGTTTGCGACAGCGCGGCGGCGGTCGCAAGCTGGTTGGAGAAGGTCCCGTTGATGATCGGGTGGTCGGTCGCCACGAGCGACTTGCCGTCACCGCCAGCGTAGGCGCCGTTGAACGCGCGGTTAAGCACGTTGGCAGCG